CGTTGATGGTTTCATAATGATATTGATATTGCTTGTATAATAACCTAATAGTTCTTTTAGTGAACAGAGATCATTCGTGTTCTTATGGAATACATCATGGTTACCTGGAATAATATCCATAGTCATACCAGCTTGTTTCATAGGCTCAAGGAAATGTCTGCGGTTAGCATGTAAAGCTTTAAAGTTTACAAATTTCCTATGGTCATAATAATCACCGAGATGTATAATATGTTTTATATCATTGTCTTTACAAAATGGAAAGAACACTTGCTCATAAAACCTCTCTTGAAAGTCTATAAATATTTGTGAACTATTCCTTACACCACAATGTGTGTCATTTAATAATGCTATCTTCACTTCCAGGGATCTCCCATTAACCAAACAACTAAACTATATCTTGTACCTTTTGTTACTTTATTTACCTTATGCCATCTATCTGATGGAAATACTGATATCGAACCAGCTGTTTGTAATTTAACAAGCTGCTGTGGATCTTGTTTCCAATAATCTTTTTCAACATCAATATACATTTCACCACCTTCATAATCATCATTAAGGTTTACTGTGATACTTAGCTTTCTTATTTTACCATCTTTACGCCATGGAATAGCAGTATCACGATGCCATCCGTAATGCCCACCTTTTTCGTATTTAGTAAATTGTATTGCTTGAACCGGTTCCCACTGAAAATTCCAGCCAGCTTCTCTATTGGCTGTATCAACATATGGTTCTAACATTTGCATTACCCATGGATCATATAACCAAGCAACCTGTGATTTTCTAATCTTGCTTACAGTATCTTTGTTTGTTGTTGCTGTTACAGTAACTTGATCATTACCGTAATCGATTAGTTGTTTGCATTGTTCTTTTGAAAATGCTCCTTCAAATGTCCATGCGTTATTCTTTAATCTCATTTCTTAACTCCTTGTTTATATCTATAGCTTTTTCTAAAAGCTTTAATGGTGATCCTTTTCTGCTAGCTGATGTAATAAATGCCAAAGTATCTTTCGGAAGACACTTGCCACCAAATCCGTGTTTCATATCCGGTCCAGGAACCATCATATGACTATCACCTATACGTTTATCAAGATTTATCAGATCTGTTAACTCATCAAAATCACTATCACTATAAAATTGTTTTAATTCATTAAAGAATATAACCTTTGTTGCAAGGAAACTATTAATAGCATATTTAGCAAATCCAGCTTTTCTTAAAGATGTAAATCTTACTTTACGTATACTTATATCTGAATTTATAAATAAATGAAACCAAAATCTGGCAGTGTCACCACCGAATATAGCAAACTTTTGATCTTTAAATTGTTCTACTGAATTAACTTCAGTTAAAAACTCTGGATTATATGTCAAGTGCTTATCGTATTTTAATAATTCTATAAGCTCAATTGATATAGTTGATTTAATAAGAATAGGTGTGTCAGGTGATTTCATACGTATAGTTCTGATATACTGTTCAACCAGCATGTCATCGCATTCACCCGTAGGGCCTTTAGGCGTGGGTAGACATAATATAATACCATCATAATGATATTTTTCTATATTATCACTTGGTTCTATATCTATAATGTCTATGTTATTATTATTTTCCAGGCCGGCATGCACAGCTTGACCTACAATGCCAAATCCTATTATTAATAAATTTTTCATGATTATATTATATCATATAAAGTTTAAAAGTACATACCTTTATGATACTCTTTAAACCAATCTGTGTAATGTTTAACTCCTTCTTGAATTGTTGTGGTTGGACTATATCCTAATCCTTTAATCTTTGTAATGTCTGCCTGTGTTGATTTGACATCTGCTGGATGCATAGGTAACATATTCTTTTGTGCTACTCTACCTAATTCATTCTCTAAGCATTCTATATAATCCATAAGCTCATTTGATTTACCTGTACCAAGATTATAGATCTCATGATGATTTATTGCTGGAGTGAGTAATAGATTCTCTAATACAAGATGAATACCATCAACTAAATCACTAACATAAGTAAAATCTCTTTGCATATCACCATCGTTATATACATCAATAGGTTTACCTTGAGCCATAGCTTCTGCAAATAATCCTAGTGCCATATCAGGTCGACCGTATTCACCATAGACCGTGTAGAATCTTAAGCCTGCGGCTAGCAGTTTCGAAGATTCAAATTGCTTTTCATTTACATATTTAGACCAAGCATAAGGATTAAGATGATCAGAATCTACAGTAGATGATGAGGCATATACAACAGGTATTTCATATTCCTCACATGCATGAATCAATCTTTGAGTTCCAGTTATATTTGTATCAATATACATTTGTGGATTCTCTAAAGAATGTCGTACACCTGCATGTGCAGCTAAATGAATAACTCCATCATAATTTTCTAGATGATGTCTCCAAGGGATAATCTCTATATCATGATTATATGTTTTGATACCAAACTTATCTTTTAATATGTTTGCCCTATCATGTTTTAATTGAGGATCATAGTAGTCATTAAAGTTATCTACACCACCAATTTCATAACCTTGCATAGCTAACTTCTCAGCTAAATGAAACCCAATAAAACCAGCAATACCAGTAATATATATTTTATGCATGAGCCATAAGTAATTCTAATCCTTTCTTCTTCTTTTCTTTTTCTTCCTTCGCAAAATCTTTGACAGCTTTGTCAGTATCTTGTATTCTAGAGATCTTCTCACGAAGTGTATCAAGAAATGATTGATCGATTGGACTATTTAAATCAATGGCAGATACAAACTCTTCAATGTTTGCTTGCTCCATAAATTTAAATTTAATATCAGCTTGTTTCTTTTCTTTAACGATTCTACGTATAAAAGCAAAGTAAGCTATCTGTGTAAAATATGAGAATGCATTAGGCTTACCAGTTCTTGTGCTTGCATCTATTCTATAATTGTATATTGCTTTAAGACAATTTTCAACACCATCCATGACCATCTCATCTCGATATGTATATCGCACAAAGTTTGGCTTATGAGATAATCCTTCACAGATCTTCATAAAACATATTGCGATATAATCAGGTACAACCGGATTCTTCGTACCAGCTTCTTTTGCTGCATTTGCTTGTGTAACATAATCAACAACTGCATATGAGAAGTCTCTGTTATTTACGTAATGGGGTTTGTCACGAGGTTTAATCTTTTCAGGCATAATATTTCCTATTAGTTCAAATGTATTACCATTATAACACATTTCGCGCAATTGTACATACTTACTTTAAATAATATTTATTTTAGCTAAAGTGTGTACAAAGCGGCTTTTCTATGATATAATAAAAGAGTATCTTTGCGGAGGGACAGTATCTAATGGGTGGTGGAATTTCCTTTCATGATCTTCATTTGTTCTTCAACCATCTCTTTATCAGTTTGGATCTCATCTAATATAATCTTCATATAATGTGCCTTTACATCATCAGTCACATCTGTAGTAACCATAACATTAAAGTCTTCTAAGACATGTAGTTTCTGATTAGAGAATGGTAGCCATGGTGTCATAACATAATGAGAATCTAAATCTTCTACTTGTACCTTCATCGGTTCTTCTATACCAATAAGTGCACCATTAGACTCGTCATCTAAGTCATGAGTGTATGCTATAATTGATTCACCTGAAACTAACTTAAACATTTTAACAGGTAAATCTGATATTTGATCTGGGAAGTTCTTTTCCATGTATGTATTTATAATAATTTCACCTCGTGGATCTTAAATTTAAACCTTTCTTTACTGTATATTTTAACCCTCTCACCACTATGATTTAAGGTATAATTCTTATTTGCTTTCCAATGTAGGTCATCTGCAATGTCATATACCGTGGTATCAAGCGTACTCTTTCTTAATCCCCTACCAATACTTTGCAATACTCGTATCTGACTCTTACTTGGACTTGCAAATATAATATTGTGTAGGTTAACTATATTTATTCCTGTAGAAAATGTACCATATGAACAGACTAATATAGCATTAGACTCTGTCTCTGTAATCGCTCTAATTTCTTCGCGCGTGTCAGCCGGTGTCTTACCACTCACATAGAATACTTTTCTATCTTTATCTGTTTCACTATTGATTAATCTAAACAGCGGTTCACCATGCTTCTCCACGTATTGAAATAATACTAATGTATTACCTTTAAGATCTATAGCTAAATTCTTTATAAAGTTATTTCGTTTAGATGATGTAACAATCCAATCTACCTCATCTTGGTATTTCATCTTACTTACTTCTTTACAATGTTCCTCTTTGTGTTTAAGCAATAATATATCAATCTTTATATTGGCAAGATCACCACGATCGATTAGCTCTTTACTTGTTGTGATATTCTTATGTGGTCCAAACAAACCTTCGAGGACAAGCTTATGTGTTTGTGTACCATCTAATGTACCTGTTAAGCCATATCGATATCCAGCTTCTGTGCATTTAGTAAGAATACTCGTTAATGATTTAGCTTTAAATCCATGAGCTTCGTCACCGATCACCATACCAAACTGCTGGAAATAACCTTTCTGCATTTTGTATATTGACTGCCATGTAGACACATATATTCTTTTCGTCTTATGACCTTTATCTAAACCTGCCATAATCTCATGACATTCATTGACATCAAAGTTAGGATCATTCTCTGAGTACTTCGCAAAGTCTCCCACCATTTGTTTAACAAGTGATGTGGTAGGTACAATCAATAATACTTTATCAGCCTCTAAATCATAACTCATATCTAAGAAATATCTCATCATAAGGTATATAATATATGATTTACCTGAGGCTGTAGGAGATACCATTAATGCTTTTCTATTCTCAAGCGCATGTTGTACTGCTTCTAATTGATAATCTCTTGGTGCAAATGGTAATACATACTCGTCTATAAAAGACATGTCAACATTAACATGGACATTAGGTAGATTATAACCAAGCTTTGCACTTGGTATAACTGTACATTTTATATTTCTTTCTGCAGCGAATGCTGCAATATATTTGTATAGACCAGCGTATATAGACTGGTCTCTGAGATTAAGTAGTCTTACCTTACCATCCCATAACTTATTACGGAATTGAGGCATGAATTTATAACCAGGAACAAAGAATGTAAAATACTCTGCTAGTTCTTGTATGATTCCTTTATCGTCACAATCTACATAGATAAAGGCATTATCTTTAGTCTGTACTGTTATTTCTTCCATTAAACACCAGCTTCAAAGGATCTCCATTTAATTATGTTACCAATATTCTGATGTCTCCATCGTATTGTACTCATGATTTCTTCTAATGTTTCAATAAGAACCTTATCATATTCAAGTGCTGCTTGAGCTTTTTGGATATCAAGATCTGCATCATAATAATAGTTCATGTCACCTTTCAGTGGTTTATTAAGACCACCGAAAGGATCGTATTCCCATTTGAATGCATCTATCTGATCTTTAGATAGTTTACCATTATAGTATAACCATTTATCTTTTAACAATGTTTTATAATCAAGATCTTTTTTCTTTCTACGCATCTTAGATATAGTAATTAACTCTAAGTACTTACTATGTACGCGTGCCATCCTGACAGTAGTGTCATCTAATTTCAAATCATCTATTATGGAATCTTCCTTCCACATCTCTAATACTTGTTCAATATTCATAATAATCTAGTTATATCTATAATAGTTATATTATATCATAGTTTTGCTCATTTGTACACAGTATCTATAATAACTTTTGTGATGTCATATGGGTTAGCATTACTTGCAGGTCTTCTATCTTCTAAGTAACCTGAGGTATAACCAGACTCAATTGTCTCAAGAGGTATTCTCACACTAGCTCCTCTATTGCCTTCACCATATGTAAACTGATCAATAGAAGCAGTCTCATGTTTACCTGTCAATCTCTCTTCATTATGTTTACCATAAACAGCTATATGTTCTGCATGTCTGTCATGCATCTTACTGAGTATATCTGTAAATGTACCTAACCTTGCACCATTCCTCATCTCATCTGTAGAGAAGTTTGTATGCATTCCACTACCATTCCAATCACCCTTACGAGGTTTAGGTTGGATATTAATATCATAACCATGTTCTTCTGCAACTCTCTCTAATATATATCTACTCATCCAAAGATCATCTCCAGCATTCTTTGCACCTTTACTAAACACTTGATATTCCCATTGACCTAAGGCAACTTCAGCATTTGTTCCAGTAATATTAATCTCTGCATTAATGCATTTAATCATGTGATCAGATACCACCTTACGACCAGCAACTTTACTTGCACCTACTCCACAGTAATAAGGTCCCTGTGGTCCAGGCTCTCCATCCTGCCATCCAAGTGGTCTATTACCACCATTCATTATAAAGTACTCTTGCTCAAAACCAAACCAATAGTCATCAGAATCTTCAAACTTTATTGCAGATCTCTTTTCTGTTTCACACATAACAAGCCATCCATTGAAATGGAATGGGTTAGGATAGATTTTAACGGGGGTAAGTATGCAATCTGAGTGATCGCCTGTGGCTTGGCCGGTAGACGAACCGTCATATGACCATTTTGGAACTAAGCTTAGTTCTTGTATATCTCCTTCAGCAATTTTTATTTTACTACGTAATTGCTCTTCGGCATCTAGCCATACGTATTCTAGTAATGTTTTCATTGTGTATTCCTTTTAAAATTAAAAAGGACTTCGTTGTCATTGTGGGAGCTTCGTTGCCCTATTTATTTATACGAATTCGTAATAGGAATAATCAAATGCGGCAACTGCAGTAAGATATTCTACATCAGTTGTTGTGATATCAAATGGAAGAGATGAAAGACTTGTCGGGTAAGCATCTACAAATTTGATTTGTTTTGTTACATTATTTGCTGAGTTCATAACAGTAAGTGTTAAGTCTCTATAATGATCTGAAGAAGTCGTTGTTGCGTGTTTTGTTTCTACATTAGATTTCATCCAATCAAAAATCTCTTTATAGTTTAAAAGATCTTCGTCAATAAGATATGATATTTCAAATGATCCGAAATTAATTTTATCACCGGCTCTACCTACATTAATTTGTTTAAAATTTAATGCAGCACCTTCAACTGATACATCAGGAAGGATCATTGTTTGAATCGTGAATTCTGCTCCAGAATAAGCTTGGCTATCTAGAGTTAAAACAAACGACGATGGATTTAAAAAGTTTGGCATAATGTTATTTATAAAGAAAAATCCCCCAATTAAGGGGGATTTCACTGTGTATATTTAGAAAATTATAGGTTAGTAACCTTACGTTTTCTGTAGTATACGTTGTTGTTATTTCCTGCAGTGACAAAAGGATTGTCAGCAATACCGTAACGAGTTTTGAATCCGATTCTTGGTTGGAAATCATTCTCACCAATTGTCTTCATCATGCTTAATGGAACATATGGGCAATAGAACATACCAGCGTCATAAGAGTTAGCACCCTTATATCCAACGTTGAAATAGTCTACACCTGCATATGGATCAACGTAAACTTTGATGTTACCATTCAAAGTACCAGCAAGCAAGCCGCCAGTTACGTCAGAATCCATTTGTTGTGAACCTAATGCACCCATACCTGTATCCATAACGCCAGCAGCATTTAATGCCGCAGCAACGTTGTTAGATACAATTACCCAGTTACCTTTGCCACGTCTTGTGTCAACAGCAATTTGGTTAGCTTCATGTTCAATTGCTTGAACTAAGCCTTTGTAACGTTCAATTGACCAACGAGCTCCACCGTTATCGGTAGTGTTAGTTACATTGAAAGTTCCTGCAACAACACCACGAGT